ACTATATGTGCGGACGCATATCAAAAGAGGAGTGGGATTTCCAGTTTGAAGAGTTAGGAAACGTGAGGATTTGGCTTAAAGAAGGAAAAATTCACCAACTAAAGGAGGAACATGAAAGATTCAGACCAGATAACGGAACTACAAAATAAAATTGATAAGTTGATTGATACCTACATTGCCGAGTTTGACTTGCCACTAGCAAGCATGATTGGGATTTTGCAGGTCAAGATCCATGAGTTGATTGAGAATTCGATGTATGACGAAGATGAGGAGGATGAGGAATGAAATACAATAGAATTGAGCAACTTGGGATCGTGATCACGGACAATCCGATTGAGCATATTGAGTTTGATGTGCTAGATAAAGCATTGAAAAATAGCGGAATAGACAGAGACAAGTTCAGCGAGTACTTTGGAATGCAAACTTGCCATGAAGGAGGATTGTACCCGTGGGATGTTGAGCCAGTCTTGGAGAGAATGATGAGCGGAAAACTAACAGGAACGCAGTTGTACTGGGACTAATATGAAAAATAAAGTAGATACATTTATGGCTGAAGCGTTGGACGAGATGTTCAAGCGGGTTGGATTTGAAGGATTCCAAAAGGAATTCACAAACCAAGAAGAGTGGTATACAAAACGAAGCTGGACTGGGGCAGAGTGCGAAGATTTCAAAAAATGGTTTTCGGCTAGATATGCCAAGGTATTCCGATCTAACAAAAAGATTGGTGAGAAAGAGTTTGCGTGGTTTAATCTGATGTGGGGCTGGAAGGTGAATGAATAAACCTGCGTCAGTTTTACAGGCAATTAACATTGCCACAAAGATACGAATTGAGGCAGAAAAGGATGATATCAATGGAATCATCTATGCCGCTCAGTTTATACTGACAAATCTTACGGATTCTCAGAAAAAGCAGGTTACACTAGACGAAAAAGTGGCTAGGCAGACTGTGTTAAACTTCGTTCAACACCTCTTAAAACACGATCAGTTTGAGGCAGCGGCAACGATTTTGTGGGGTGCTGGAGTCTATGACTGGAGGCCACAAAGCGCAGCGGATACATGGAGGTGCTTATTTGAGAATGACAAGTTGCTAGTGCAGGGTGCTGGAGCGATGGGCAAGACGTTCAACGCTGCCGCATGGTTCCTTTTAGACTGGATGCGAGATCCAGAGTACACCTGTATCAAAGTAGTTTCGCTTACTGAGGCACACGCGCAGAGAAACGTATTTGCTGCGATCAAAAACTTCTACCGAACCGCATTGGTGCGTCCAGAGTACGAAGGTAGCGAGGACTTGGTGAAGTCAATTCAAGCCAATGACGATGACAAGAACGGGATCCATCTAGTTGCAGTACCGAAAGGTGATAGCGGAACTGGTACGCTCCGTGGGTTCCACCCTTCCCCAAGGCAAAAGCCAGATCCAAAGTGGGGTCAGATGAGTAGGACACACGTTGTACTTGACGAAGCTGAAGAGGTTCCCGCTGGTGTTTGGGAGGGTCTGCAAAACATCCTGTCCGCTGCGGATACGAAGGATTCCAAGGGACGCATCAAGATTTTCGGCGCATCGAACCCGAAAGACAGGAATAGTGAATTCGGAAAGAGGTGCGAACCTGCGCGGGGTTGGCAGAGCGTGGACTGTGAGGAGGATTTTGAGTGGGAGAGCAGGGAGGGGTGGCATATTTTGAGGTTGGACGCAGCGAGGTGTGAGAATGTTACCAACAAGGAGATTGTGTTCCCCGGCTTCCAGTCCTACGAGGGATACATGGCGTACGAGTCCAAGGGTAGGACTGCCGAATATTACACGATGGCCCGTGGATTCTTCCCGCAGGAAGGCATCTCGATGGCAATAATAACCCCAGCAATGATGGACAACTCAATGGGTAGCTTGCGGTTTATTGGGCCTGTAGTGCCTCTAGCAGCGTTCGATTTGGCATTGGAAGGGCGAGATCAAGTGGTTTGCTCATTTGGGCGATACGGACTTTGTGACGGGTGGACTCCAAGGGACGGACAATTCCGTGAATTCAAAAAGCCAAAGACGTGTTTGCAATTAGACTCACAAATGCAGTTCCCGAAACTAGCCACATTAGAGCAGACCGCAGAGATCATCCGATTCGCAAAAGAAATGAGAATCGGAGCGAACTGGCTATGTGTTGACCGAACTGGAAACGGAGCAGGTATCCACGATGCGTTGAAGTCACTCTACGGAAGCGAAGTCATGGGGGTGAATTATTCATGGGCCAGTTCCGAAACTCACATCTTGGGAGATGACACGCAACGGGCAAATGAGTTGTATTCTGGAGTGGTAACAGAATTAATTTTCGGACTTGCAAAATATCTGGAGTTTGAGTACTTGAAAATATCACCAAGTTTCCGTACCGAGGAGTTGGTTCGTCAAGCAACTTCTCGCAGGTACAAACAGCAGGGGCAGGGTCTTGTGCGAGTCGAGAGCAAAGGAGACTTCGTTAAACGGACTAGGCAAAACTCTCCAGATGCTCTGGATTCCCTGTCCCTGCTGGTCTACCTAATGCGTCAACGAGGTGGAGTTGTTGCCACGATGACCGAGCAAAAACCAGAAAAGTTTGTTTTCCAGAAAAAACACACTGGAATTGAAAGTTATGAATTCGTTGATTTCAGCAATTGACTTGCTAAATTTAACAAAATTGATAAATAAAACAAGTTTTTCCTTGCAAACCTTACAAAACTGACGTAAAACTCAAAAATTCATGGCAAAACCGATAATTGGAATGATCCCGCCGGGGGGTTGGCATTACTACGATGGTGATGCAAAGCTCACTGGTCATAGCTATGACAACTTGATTGAGGTTGTCACGAATTTTCGTGCCGAAAACCATTTGCCAGTTGGTGACGTGGAGGGTGATGTCAATTCGTACATCTGTAGCAAGAACCCCAACTTCTGTCATGGTGTGGATATGGTAGTTGTAACATCTGTTAATACACCTAGTCAAAAAACAGAGTTGCTAAATGACGTTACGATTTGGGCTAAGAATGTTATCAATTCTACAAAAGAAGTAGCACTTATATCCAGTGAACTAGCAGAGCAACGCGCAAGAATTTGTCTTAACTGCAAACAAAACGTCCAATGGAAAAGCGGTTGTGGTGCTTGCGTAAAAGCAACGGAAAGATTAAGTGCAAGCATTAGACAAGCAAAAGAGACAAAGACATCCAAGGCACTGGGTGGTTGTTTGCTTCTTCGTCACGATAATAAATCCGCAGTTTTTATGTCCAGAGACAGCATTTCCCCGTCAGACAATTTGCCAGCCGATTGCTGGCTAAATCTCAAATAATATGGCAGATACAACCAAACCAATTCCAGCAGAAATCACAAACGTCTACGCATCGAAAGCTGCAAGGATTATGAAAAACTCTGACAAGCAGAGGATTTCTGAATTGGAAATCGTTGATGGAAATGACACTGGTGACGTTGTAAATCCTGACACATTGCAGGTTAAACGGACTTTTAAAGACTGCCAGCAAGCACATTCTGCATATCGACGCTTAAAACAACAGAATGTTGAGCGCAATCGCAAAAACCAATTGATTCAAAAGAAGCTAAATAATGAGCCTCCATATAGTGCTAAAAAGCTGGAAAGCATGGGTCAGAATTGGCGCAGTAATCGTCCAACTGGGTTTTTGTCTACGATGGTTAGCCGTTTACAACCACCATTTAAACAAGTAATCGAGCAATCACCAACACTTACCTATTCCAAGTTTCCAATGGAGGGTGTTAGCGAGGAGCAAAAGACAAAAGTGTTCCGTGAAGAGATCACTAAATGCATCAGAGGATGGAAGGGTCACGATGATCTAGTTGCACAGGTTACGCATGAGAATACGACCTTTGGCTTTTGTGCGGTCTGCTGGGATGACGTTCGTGACTGGAAACCAGAGTTCCTGCGCCAAGATTATACGTTCTTCAGCATCGAGACTCCACAAGAAGCCGATTCAACCCCGATTTGGGGAAGGAAGCGTCGATACCAGATTGCGGAATTGCTTCCAGTGCTGGAACAACCGAGACTTTCTGTGCTTGCAGGTTGGAATATCAACAATCTGATTAAGGCAATCAATAACGCAACACCCGCTGGGAGAACGCTTGATTCTGACGATGATGCTAGACGCTACGAGGATTGGATGCGCGAAGGATCCTATGGTGCAAGCTACGAGAATGACGCAAAGTATGTTGAACTTGGTGAGTTGTTGATTCGTGAACCCACTGGTAAGATTTCGCGTTATCTTTTCGACGATAAAAGCGGAGATGAAATCTGTACTCAGCTTGATCGGTACAACAGAATGTCGGATACCATTGCTCTATTCTCTATCGAGATTGGCAGTGGCGCATTGATGTCATCCCGTGGTGCAGGACGCGACTTGTATAACACGCATATTGCTATCGATAAGGCTCGTAACCTTATTGTCGATAACTCATATTTGCGCGGGATGCTATTGCTTAAGAAAGGCCCAACCGCTAAAACTGGCATACCCCCACTTCAAGTAATGCATCCCGTAGCATATGTGGCTGAAGGATATGACGTAGTTCAGTCCGCAATCCCTGCTGACGTGGAAGATTTCATTAAATTGGATCAATTCATGTCTGGATTAGCTGAGATTCAGATGGGAACATTCCTTCCATCATCCGTTATGAACATCACGGGTGGAGATAAGACCGCATCCGAGGTAAACCGC